CTCCAACAGTCGGCCGAGTCCAAGCTGAAAAAACATATTCAGCGAGGGCTCAATGGCAATCAACCTAGACGTTGTATCGTCTTTCGGGACGAAACTAAACCTACTACCTTGAACGAACTCGACCTCACCATATATTGCGTTCCGAGAAAACTCGGCAGCGCTCCACGTGGATTGGTCGTCGTTGGCTAAAGCGGAATGATATACCGCTTCCAATAGCCTCGAGGTACACGTTAGTGGGGAGTCGAAGTGCTTCGTATAGAAGTCTTCACCCCTTGCACCGATGCTAGCCCCTGGCCCACTCCTACCCTTGAAAAACAAGGAATAATAGGAGTGAATAAGGGGCAAACCGCCCGGAAAGAAGAACTTATAAAGGGTGTATTTGAACTCACCCAACAGCTCTTCATCCAGACTCGTGTTAGGATTATAACTCCAGGACTCACACCTCCGATTGGAGGCATGAAACTTTTCGGCCGCTTTGGCATCGCCCTCGCTAGTTGTCCTATCAGAAGCAGAATACTTCTTTAGTAACGATTTTGCAAGAGCAACCGCCGCCACCTGCCTAGGTGTCAGGTCCACGGACCACTGATCCCCGGGTTTAAAACCGGGGGGTAGTTCGTCCTTGAGATCAAAAAGCAAGGCCTTAAAGAGCTCATCTGACATTGCCATGATGTAGATCCTTCAGTTTAAAGCAACTCACGAGAAATCGATCAGCGGGATCCCTCTGCAACCCTTTCGGGATACAAGGGGAATAGAGTACTGCATACCAATGCAGCGCCCTCACGGTCAAATTTTAAGACCGTGCCTATAGCGACCGCCGCGGCTATCACTAGCCACGACGTATTACGCTTTCTCTTCGGGACCATCGTTAGATGACTCCGGAGATTATAGCGTCGCCAAGCTCATTGCTCTGCTCCCAAAGGGAGCCAATGAGCGCTGAAAGACAGGCCCGAACACTTTCCGGATCTGCAATATCCGCACCTGCGGGTACTGCAATTTCCAGCTTAGCAAGCATAACCTGCTTCGGCTGGCCGGAGAGGACATCAACACCCTTGCGGGCGCTGACAGTCCAGGTGTTTTTGGGCACACTCGGGAGTTGTCCGTTTGCTTGCAGCGCCGGCAGGGTACGAAGTACCTTAGGCCGGGTTGCAAGAATGGTAAACGGATTTGAAGGACTCGACACCTCGACACCCGTTTGGGTGCCACCCAGAGCAGTAACTGCCCTGGCCACACCGTTCACGTCTGGCGCAACATCCGTTGCGAGCGTGTAAGTGGGGGATGTCAGGCCGGTTTCTGGAGCACCGGTAACCGGAGAAGTGGGATTCCACGTCATGTGGGATACTCCTATCCTGAATGGAATTGCGAAACATCGTCAGCGATGAGCCAATATCAAAAAGCGCAGTTCTGCGCCGCTTGATCTGGCTCAGGGTCCTCACAGCGCCTCCAGTAGTGCAAGCGCAATAAGGTCGGATATCAGCTGAAGAACCTCGTCATGGACATACATACGGCCTGGACGGCCGTCTATACATCCAGAGTGGTCACAGCCAAGATATCCGGTTACCAAAGTGCGCATGGCTTGCCGGAAGCTAGAGGTATCAGAACTGAAAAGGTCCATCTGCCGTTCATCCGACATAAGACTCCCATATGGGTGTCGAAGGTAGGAACAAAGGGCATCAACAGGGTCATAAGTCCCGTTGAAGTCAACAAACCCTTGCAGGTCGATCTTAGAAAGAATCGCAAACTCAGAGAGCAGGCTATGTGCCTTGATCATGAGATTCTCCAATTGGGATTAATTAGTCGCCAAATTTAAAGGAACGGTCATCGGTCCGACCTGCGATAAGGGCAGCTATATTGAGCCACTTCTTACTCCGGAAGCCCGGAATGTCCCATTCGAACGTCGGGGTTAAAGTCCCCGAATACGTCGAACGGTTCACCGCTGTCTTCTCTATGACCACAGACGCTGGACTATGGCTGAAATTCCAAGGAGGTTCCAGAGGGGACCTCACGGAGTTGACGAGCTTCGTATTAGAATACGAGTCTCGCTTCACGACATAGGATTTCCTCACAGTGCGGTTGCACCATGACAGATCACCTGTGCCATGACTCCAGCCAGAGATTATATCATCAATATTGGTGAAATAATCAATCAAGAACGAGTACGGCGTGATTTCCCAAGCAGTAGGCAGGAAACTCCCAGGGTTAAACCCGAGAAGTTCCGGAGCCATAAGCAGGTTGTCACGCGGTTGAACTCGAACGGCTCCGCGATAAATGACATAAACGTCACTACTCGCGATTTCATTGTACCGCCAAATAGCTATACTGTGCCCTTCGGCACCTGTAAGATTTGACGTGACTACCTGACTCTTGCCAACGGCCGTTATACGGTCGCCAA